CTTTATGAACCTCGTCTTCTACTTCCTTCATTCTCCCTCTAAGCTTTGATAGTAGTAAGATAGCTTTCTCCATATTAAATTTGAACCCAGCATTTTCTTGGTCCTTCAAAATTTCTGCAACTTTAAATTCTAACTCTACACTATCTTTCTTAAATCCCACCATGTTTTTTCGTAGTTCTTCATAAACTCTTTTATTTAATTGAACGTCTTTAATACAGTACTTAAGCATTTCTTTAGAATAATTTAAAAAGTCTGGTTGCTCCGACTTATGAAATTTTAATCTGTATCCCCACATTTCTAAACTGTGACCACCTTCTTGATTAGGATTGATAAGTCTAGACACAATTAAAGTATCAAAAACTTTAACAGACTCAGTTAAATCTACACCCATTAATTTTTTAATGACAGGTAAATCGTAGCCTATAATATTATGACCAATAAGAGTATCAGCTTCTGCTAAGAACTCTACACCCTTCTCTATCTGGTCTGGTGTAAAAGTATATACTTTATCCTGTTCGTCTACAGCTACAATGCAATGTATCTTAGATGGTTTCAACCCATCAGTTTCTATATCAAATACTAAGTTCATCAGAAAGGTACTCCATCATCTTCATTTAATAAATCAGAGTAATCTTCCTCTGACATTCTACCAGTTTTAGGATCGTATATTAATGAAGTAGCTAACCCAACATCCCCTGTGTACCTAGATTTTAAAACACGAAGCTTAGTTGTTCTAGCTTCTAATTCATCATCTGATTGTTGATCTCTTTCCAAAGCCAGAACGCAATCACATAGTTGACCTATTGAGTTGCTACCTCTAAGATGAGATAAACTGACAGTTACTCCGTTCTCGTGACCTCTATCCCCACTAACTCTTCTTAAGTGAGACACTAATATGATTCCAGCTCCTGTCTCTTCAACAATACTTCTAAGCCTTGTCATAATATTATCTATTGCTCTCCTCTCGTCACTTTCTGATGTTGCTGAAACAAGCATATGTAAATGATCTATAACAATCCACCTACAATCACACCCCACAATTAAGTATCTTAACTTCGCAAATATAGAATCTATATCATTAGTTCCAAAATGGGCATGAACAAATACTCTATCATCTCCAAAAATTTTATGATACATATCTTTTAATATGTCTTGGTCAAAATCTTCTCTAATATTATCAACATATAAACGAGCATCGGCTTCTATAGAAAGAATACCATCAACTGTTCTATGCCAAGATTCTTCTAGTGCAATAACACCTACATTATCATCAGTCTTTTCTACCAACCAATGCTCTAATTCTCTAGTTAAACTAGATTTACCTAGTCCAGTTCCACCACAGATGCAGACTAACTCCGACTGTCTCAATCCATAGAGTTTCTTATTGAGTCCGTTCCAAGGATAAGGTACACTCTTTAATTTTTCTCTATTAAAAAACTCGTCTTCTTTTTCAGCTACTCTAATAATTCCACTCGGTGTGAATAATTTAGAATCCCACCAAGCTCTTGTAAATTCTTGAAATTTATTTTTACGAAGCATTTCATTAGGGTCTTTAAATCCACTAGGAAGAGTTAGTATCTTAGCCTTTCCGGGTTTTAAAATAGATGCAACTTTCTTAGCTTCTTCTTTCCCTACTTTGTCTTCATCAAAACAAATTACAATATTATCAAAGCTTTCCAAATACTCTAAACTTTCTTTAACATCTGTAACGGCAGAGGAAGCTCCTCTTTTTATTGATACGACTGCCCACTTACTACCTAGTAGTTCATAGGCAGCCATAGCATCACACTCTCCTTCAACTAAAGTAATGTACTTACCACCCTCTTTAAATATATTCTCTCCAAATAAACCTGTGCCTGAAAAAGATCCGGCACAAGAGAATTTCTTATCACGAACATACCTAGTTTTAGTAGCCGTAATCTCGTTACTAATAAAATAAGGATAGATGTGTTGAGCTATAGCTCCATCACTTCCATAAATAACTTTTACTCCATATTTCTGAGCAGTCTCTTTACATATTCCCCTATCTGAAAGGGGGGCAAACATACCACCATGAGCATTTAAACCTGTATTATTTTCTGATTGTTCCACGACCTCACTTCCTACTTCATTATCTTCGTATTTTATATACCATGTATTACAACTAAAACATTTAGCAGAGCCGTCTAAATTTAAAGAGACAGCATCACTACTATTACAAGACTTACATGGCAGTCTATGTTTAATAAATTTACTTTGTTCCATATTAATTACCCTCATAAAAAATGCTAGTTTTTACATCCAAGAACTAGCAAACTTGGTTAGGCACACACTATTCCGAATCTTTATCAGACTCAGAACTATGTTCTTCCTTCTCTTCACCATTTACGGCAGGATCATTATCTTCATTAACAATGTCTACGATTCTATTAGAAAAGAAGTTAATACCTGCTTGGATTTCTTCCAAGTCTAAAACGATATTAGCTTTCTTCTGATTTAATCGTTGCAACCTACCAAAGATTCCTTGTCCTTCTTCGGGCAAGTCTTCAATATTTATTTGCACATCATTAATAGTAACAAATGGTTTTTGTTCTACAGTATCTTCTACCATTTTAAAACTCCTCCCCATCACTGAGTTCTGCTCCATCTGGTACTCTTCCTTCGTACTCTACAAGCTCTAAAATTTTTATAGCTTGAAAGTCTAAACTCTTACCAGTGTTACCTGCATATTCCCAGTCAAAAGGATTAAATTGAACTTTAACCTTTGAACCATTACCAATAAGAGTGTCAATGTCATTGCCATCCTTATCCAAAAGTTTTGGTGCATTCCTAATCATTCCATTAGGACCATTAACTTTTCTTTTAATTACTAAAGCTGGACCTTCTTCCATTTCACGAATAGTGCAGCCTTCTACTCTATATCGTTCAGCAGTATCCCTATCTACGATAAGGTTTACCTGATAGACAGGTTCAAATTTAGTATTGGGGGTTTTTACACTTGCCCACCAAGCCAAGCCTATTTCTGTTGCCATATTTTTTTCTCCTCGTGTTTGGCAGTTATCGAACTTCCAGTATACCATCTGCCGATGGCTACGTCAAGTGTGTGGTTTTAACCTCTAGACCACACGACTAGAACTTTGAGAAAGTATATCTTAAATATTTATGTATAGCTAGAGGGCAATTTAAGATATGGTTAGAAATTATATTAGTTCTCCAATATTTTAATTGATAGAGTACACCCACTAGCGTTTCCATACATTTGAAAAGAGTTTAAATATTTTGTTAAAGCTCTTTTTAAATTGCTTGGTAAGTTTCTAGAAAAATCTACATTGGCTACTTGATTATCTTTAACATCATAACTTATAATAAACTGATAATCTCTAGTTATTCTAACATTTTCTATGTATCGCCCTAGTCTGTTGTGTACTTTAGGACAAGCTACCACAGTCACTGGTGTCACTGGTGTCACTGGTGTTGTCTCTTCAATTATTATATCATCAACGATAGGCACAATAGATTCCAAAGGAGTATCAATAACTTCTTCTACCTCTACCTCTACTTCTTTTTCTACAATAGGAATTTCTTCCTCACCTACGACTACTTCTTTTTCAACTTCAATATAAATAGGTTGATGTTCATGACTATTTAAAGCTAGACCAAGAGAAGTTAGTTCCTCTTTCAATTCATTTTTAATTTGCCACCTATCATTTTCAATATAATTAATTATACTTTTAATACTATCCTCTGCGTTTACTATACGTTCATCAAGAACTAATAAAGCTGTGTCCTTACTATTATCTTTTTCAAAGATAGTGTAAGAATTCCATGCCACTAACGCACATAATAAAACAATTAATATTTTTTCAATTTTCATTTCTTCCCCTTATTTTCTTAAGTTTTTTTCTCCACTTAGATTGTTTCCAAACTTCTATTGTACCATCTTTGAAATAGACAGTCAATACCCCATTGTTACCTTCAATAGCAGAGACTTTATCTTTTTCTTCTTGCTCTCTGTAAAGAGCCAGTGCGTCATACTCGGTCATTTTATTACATCTTTTAAAAAGTTAATTACTAAACCTTCCAAGAACTCTTGCATACCTGACTGTTCGTTTTTAGAAACAGCGACAGTATAGACAAGACTATTAGGAGTATGTAAAACTTCATGCGTATCTTTGTTACTATAAATAGTTTCATAGTTATCAGTATGAAACTGTTCCCATAAGGCATACTGATCTTTAGTTAAAGGAAATCTTCTGCTGTCTAAAGTATTACTCATCTTCTACTCTCCACATTAAGCCACCATTAGATAATTGTTTCTCTAGTTCAGCTTCAACTTCTGTCTCTGTTGGATAGTCATTAAATTCTAACTCAACTAAAACTTTTACAGGTTTAGTAACTCCTATCCATTCAGTCACGTTATCAAATCTAAATCTTTTAAACTGTCTATCTTCTGTGCCTTCATCAGTTCCTTCAAAGCCTATGTAGTCTCCAAAAAATCCAGAAGGAGTTATGGTATAAGTTTTAGGTTCTTCATTAACCCCATGCTTATATTGATAATCAAATTTTATAGTCTGTCTATTCTTAACAGATTCTATAACATCTAGTGTTGCTTGTGATACATCTTTCATTATTAATTTCTCCTATAACTATAAGTTTCACTATCCCATATTAAATCCAGCACATCTGCTATTTTATATTTAAGTGTTTCTAATTTACCAATGTCACTTAACCACAAATCTTGACATTCATGAATGCTAGATAAAATTGTATCTAAATCATTTACTTGTTTAATAAGACCATTAGTTTCTTCGGGTGTTAGTTCAATAGTTGTTTTAGTTTTTAAATGTTTTGTTTTCATTTTCCTTGCCCTCTATATTTTTTGTAGGTTTGTTTCTTTCTCTTTGGCATGGTAGAGAAACCTACATTACCTCTACCAATACAAGTTCTTTTACCTTTAGAGCCAGTGTTTGAAATATGCTCTACTTTTATTCTAGCTTTTCTCACTAATCTTTACTCCTCATAAAATTCTTCTGCTTGTTCCATTAGAACTTCTACACCATATAACTGATGTAATTCCCTTCTCCACATTGGCTCGTTAGGCTCTGCGTGTACTTGATTTTTAGCAACATCAATTAAATCTCTAACAACTTCCTTTGCTATTTCTAGTTTATCAATACTCATCACTCCTCCTCATTAGGTTTTACAAAGATACGTTGCACAAATTCTTCAAAGA